GTAATTAAACCAATTAAAGGATTAGTAGATGGAGATATTCTTTACTATAATCAAGATCAAGATCAATATGAAATCACTAAGATTGATGAAGAAATAGGTGATACAGGGACTAGTAGAAAGACTCTTAAGGTTATTATAGGAAGTTGGTTAGTAGATACTAATAAAGAGTTCTTTAAGTATGTTGATGATGAAGGTAATGATATTACTATAGAGGAGTTCAAGTATGAACAGAAAGAAGAAGATAAGGTTATAGTAGATACTAATAGTGGTGAATTAGAAGTTCTTAGGAAAGAGAATGAAGAACTTAAGAATAAGTTTATAGAACTTGAAGGTGCTAAATGGATTGAATATAATGAATGGAAAAATCTTAAGGATTGGTATATTAAAAGAGAATCTATGTTAGGTCCAATGTTTTCAATATTTAGATATGGGATGCAATAATTGTCCATTACAGTATGATATAACTACTCTTAAATCTATAGCATCTAGGTTTAGAACTAAGAAAGAGAATTGGTTACAGAGAATAATTAGAGATATAAAGTATAAAATTTGGTTTAATAGAAATTGGAAATAATGGAATTTGTATATTGGAAAACTGGGTTAATTAGATCATCAGATAATCCTAATCCATCAGAGTTTGAAAAAAGACCTACTTATTATGGATTGTTTAAATTACAAGAAGGAGAAAGTGAGTTTATGAAAATTGATAAAAATTGTATAATATCTTCAGATGATAAACAAGAATTTATAGAAGAGAGTGTTAAAATATTTAAAGAAATACTAGATAAAAGTAAATAATAATGGGAGTAACTAAAAGACCTGATAATAAATCTATTACTAAAGAAGATTGGAACGCATTGGTTGATTACTATTTGACTATAAAAGATATTCCTGATTCTATTAAAAATTTAGAGGATCGTGTTATAACACATTCTAATATAGGTTATAGATATGTCGATGGATTAGAAACTCTTGAAAAGTATAATAGTAGAATTAGTGATGTTGTTAATAAAATAATTAAAGAATCAATGGGTAAGTCAGTTAAAATGAATAGTAAAGAACAAGAAGTTATTGATACAGATGAAAATGTAGTTAAATCAGAAGTGAAGAGATTTGAGAATTCTCACTTAGTAATGTCATGTAGTAAGTGTGGTGGACGATATATTTTAGAAGAGAATATCCCTAAGAATGGTGGTATACAGATATTACTTCCTCCTACAGCATCGTCAAACCTAACATTAAAGTGTAAAGATTGTAATAACGAAATGTCCTTATTCTATGTTGAAGCAGTTAAGAAAGATAATCCAGAAGTTAAAGAAAAGACCAATGAATCAATTTCAGAAGGTAGTACAACAGAAACAACAGTTGTATAGTGAGTATGCAAGAGCAATTAATTGTTTACTAGGACTTACTCCTAAACAGGTTATAGTATTCTCTAAGTTACTTGAACTTACTGATTCTACACCTTTTAATAAGAAGTTACTTGGTAGAGAGAATAGGGTAGAGATATTTGAATCATGTGGAATTGATGATTGTAACCTATCTACATTTCTTACTAAGTTTAAGGATAAAGGAGTTCTAATAAAGGTTAAAGATAGTTGGGTGGTGAATAAGTCACTTATTCCAATTATAGATGAAAATACATGTAAATTAGTATTTACAATTAAATTATAAAGATGACATTAGAAGATTTAAAAAGTAAATTAGTACCTGGAGATATAGGACTAGTTAAGAGTGATACATTCCTTTCAAAGGGTTTTAGGTTCTTTGAAAATCTGTATAGAAAGAATATAAAGAAATTACCTCCTATTACATTATACTCTCATTGTTTTACAGTAGTAGATGTATGGGGAGAATTATATGTAGCAGAGGCACTTATTAAGGGACTGGCAGTACGATCTATAGATGAGATATATAAAGACTATAGTAACTTTAAAGATACTATTATACTTACTCCTAAGAAGAAATATAGTGCAGTAGAACAGGATAAAGTATCTAAAGAAGCAGTAGGTAGTGCATTAAAGATAACTAGATATGATTTCATAGGAATAGTTAATCAGGCAATACTTACTACTACAGGTAAATGGATAGGTCCTGGAGATGGTCCTAAAGCAGAACGTAGACTGTATTGTGCAGAAGCAGTGGCTACATGGGCTAATAAGGTTAGACCTAATACATTTGATAGACCTGCACAGACTAATCCGTTAGATGTAGAGATTAATAAGTATTATACTCTTAAGAGTTTATAGTTATGGATAAGTATTATACCCCTAGTTTAGATGAGTTCTATGTTGGATTTGAATATGAAGTAGTGTTGCCACAATGGTATATACAAGAGTTTAGAAATACAATTGTAGGAACTAATGAAGATTTAGATGCTATTAATAATTGCATCAAATTAAATCGTATTTTTGTTAAATACTTAGATAAAGAGGATATAGAGGAATTAGGATTTACTTGTATAGATGATAAAACTAGAACAATGCATGGATTCACTTATTCTTTTGAAACACATTTACCAAAATTTATAGGTAGTCTTATTAATGTTAACTTCGAAACTAGTAAATTAATGATTTGGTATGGACATGAGAATAACTATTTTGCTAATAAAGTATTCTATGGTACTGTAAAAAACAAGTCAGAATTGAAGAAAATTCTATTAATGATAGGAATACTATAATGGAAGATGTAATTAAACAAATTAGTTTAACTATTGGTAAAGATAAGAGGGTGGTAGAATGTATAGTTCATCATCCTTTACTTTTTACTAAACATGTAATTGAAGACCCAAATGATATACGAGCTATAATGATTCCATACTTTGGTAAGTTCGTATTCAAGATATTTAAGACTGTAGAAGATAAGAAACGTAATGTAGAAAAGTTTTTACATAGAAAGTCTATAGCTTCTAAGATACAACAATAATATTAATTTAACGTTAGTGATAGTATTATGAGTAAGTTGTTTGATATAATTGAGGGTAAGGTGGTATTAAATGCCAATGAACTCTCTATTCCAACTTTTAAGAAGATATATGAATCTGATAAATCAAAAGATAAGAAAGATTCATTTAATAAGATCTCTTATATAATCTTTATGTACAAATGGGATTCCCCATATATGTCATATATAGATGAAGAAGTAAGAGATAAGATAGTAAAAAGAGATGTGTTTGGTAAAGAAGATTATAAGTTAGACGATCTTATTATGCAAGCAATCCAAAGATATAGAGACTTTCAACATACATTCTCTCTACAATTTCTAGAACAGAATGTTGAAGGAGCTAAGAAATTAATGAATTTCTATAAGAGAATAGATTGGGATGAGGTAGATAAATCTGGTAAACCCATTTATTCATCAAGAGATTTAGCCGCTAACTTAGAGAAAGCCGGAGGTATATTAAAGTCATTAGAGTCTTTAAAGGAACAAGTTAGAAGAGAGGAATTAGAAACCTCAAGAGTTAAAGGTGGTAATGTAGTAGATTTATATGAAGATCTCACTTCCTTTAAGAATATTATAGAAAAATAATCCCGTTTATCGGTATGATTAGAGACACTTCAAAGTTTCGCCAAGCGGCGTTACATTTTCAGAAGTTTGGTTATTACACTGCATCCCCTAAAGGTACTACTGCATATAAGGAGTATTGGGATGAAGAAACTCGTAGGAGTTTATTTGGGTGGATTGCACCAGATGGAGATGTCATATCGGGATATAATTATTTCTATTTAAATTATTCTCCTATTAGTATCGTTGAAGAACGAGAGGTTAAAATGGGAGAAGGTATAGTTAAAAAAGTAGCTAGTAGAAGAAGGGATTTCCCTACATTCTATGATACAGATTATGACTATTTTAACTATATAGATCAGGCTGAATTACTTGGTAAACATGCTGTAGTATTAAAGGCTAGACGTAAGGGATTTAGTTTCAAAGGAGCTTCTATGTTATGTAGGAATTTCTACTTAATTCCAGAGTCTAAATCCTATGCAATTGCTTCAGAGAATGAGTACTTGATTAAGGATGGACTTCTTACTAAAGCATGGGACTTAATGTCTTGGATAGATGCTAATACAGCATGGACTAAGAAGAGACAGAAGGTAGATACTAAGATGCAGAAAAGAGCTTCTTATATCGTTAATAATGATGGGACTATGATTGAGACAGGTATAATGTCAGAGATCATGGGGATAACATTAAAGAATGATATTCAGAAGGCTAGAGGTAAGGCTGCTAAGTTAATACTATGGGAGGAAGGTGGTAAGTTCCCAGGATTAATAGATGCTTGGCAAATAGCTCGTCCATCAGTAGAACAAGGATCTACTACCTTTGGTTTAATGATTGCGTATGGTACAGGAGGATCTGATGATACTGATTATGCAGGATTAAAGGATCTATTCTATGAACCAGATGGTTATAATGTTCATTCTATAGATAATATATGGGATGAGGGAGCAACTAAGAAATGTGGGTTCTTTGTACCACAATACTCTAATCTAGGTGGATTAGATGATGATGGATTACCATTCATGGATGAAGATGGTAATACTTTAAAGAATAAAGCAATTGCGTACTGTCTTAGGAAAAGACAAGAAGTTATTGATAATGCATCCAATAAGAATGCTATAGATAGGTATGTAGCAGAGAATTGTTTCAATCCTATGGAAGCCACTCTTCAATTAAGTGGTAATATATTTCCTAAGAAAGATCTTGTTAATCAACTATCTTACATAAGGAATGGTGAAGCAATTAAGAATTATAAACAGGTTGGTGAGTTATTCTTTGATCCATCTGGAGTACTTAAATGGAGACAGGATAATAAGAAAGTAAAGTCATTAAATAAGTATAGGTTAGAGAAGTCGGATAGTAGAGATGGGGCTATAGTAATATGGGAACATCCTATGGATCAAATACCTTGGGGATTATACATAATAGGACTCGATCCTTATGATCATGATAAGTCTGGAACAGATTCATTAGGTTCAGCATTTGTATATAAACGATTTCAAACCTTTGAATATTCATATGATACTATTGTAGCCGAGTATACTGGAAGACCAGATACTGCTGATGAGTTCTATGAGAATGTAAGGAAGTTAACTGTTTACTATAATGCTACTGTTTTATATGAGAATCAGAATCCAGGATTCTCTACATATATCAAGAATAAACATCAAGATTATCTATTAGCTGATCAACCAGGAGTTATAGGTAAGATTATAAAGGATAGTAAGGTTAATCGTGTTAAGGGTTGCCATATGACTACAGAATTAAAAGACTGGGCAGAAGGTAGACTTAGGGATTGGTTAATAGAAGAATTTGAACCTGATAAACGAAATTTAACAAAGATCTTATCTGAACCACTATTAGAAGAATTGATAGCATATACAGATAAAGGAAACTTTGATAGGGTAATGGCAATATTTCAATTAATGATTTATAAGGAAGAACTCCATGATCTTCATGTCAAGAAGAAAGATGTGGATGAGAAGAAAATGATGTTATTTGAGAACCCTATATTTGCTATTAAAAGAACATTCGAATGTTTTTATTAAAAATTTAAGATGGATCTATATTATAAACGAACCGAATTTCCAGTACAGAAACTCCCTTTATCTAAGAAGAACGAGGCATGGCGTAAAGCCTGCACTGATGTAATCATATCTAGAGAAGGAAGTTCTTTTGTTAATGGGCGTTCAAGAAGAGATACAATCAGGATCAATTATGATCTATATAACAGTAAGTTTAATGAAGATGACTTTAAATATGTTATAGATCCTTTCAATGTAGGAGATGGTTTTCCTGCTCATCCACAAAACTTCAATATAGTTAAACCTAAAGTAGATCTATTACTTGGAGAATGTACTAAGAGACCTTTTAACTTTAGGGTATTTTCTACTAGTGATGCAGCTATTTCAGAGGTTCAGGATTATATGAAAGAGTCTCTTATTAAGGAATATCTTGGTGGAATGATGTCTGGTCAAGAGGATGATGAGACTGAAAAGAAGATGGCAGAGATAGATACTTATATTAAAAATAGGTATAATACTGCGGCTGAACAGACTGCATATAATTCCCTACAATATCTTAAACAATATCTTAATATTGATCATGAAACTATTAGGGGATTTAAGGATGCCTTAATTGCTGGTGAAGAAATTTATTATACAGGAATTATTAATGGTGAAGGTACTTGTGAAAGAGTAAATCCATATCACTGTACATATGATAATAATCCTGATATGGAGTATATTGAAGATGGTGATTGGTTTGTAAGACGTACTCTTATGTCTCCTGCTCAGATTTATGATAGACTTCAATCTATAATGGAAGAAAGTGATTTGGATAAACTTATTCAAATGACTGGAGGATCTTCGTTAAGTAGTAGACCAAGTGATGTCAATTTTAATAGTATTATCTATAAGGATAAGATAATTTCTGATGTACAGAATGATGAGTTCTTTAAAGGACAACTATTACCAGTATGGCATGCATGTTGGAAATCTTATAAGAAAGTAGGTACTCTTAAAAGTATTGATCCAGAATCTGGACAAGAAGTAGAAGATCTAGTTGATGAAACATATCAGTTAGATGAGAGTGAGAAAGAAATGGGTACTACAATCGAATGGGATTGGATTAGTGAAATATGGGAAGGTTATAGGGTAGGTACAGATATCTATCTTGGAATCAATCCTGTACAATATCAATATCATTCATTAGAGAAACCTAAGACATCTAAACTCCCTTATATTGGTGCTAGATATAATGCTACTAATACTAGGAATATGTCATTAATTGACTTAATGAAACCTCTACAATATATGTATATTGTTATATGGTATCGTTTAGAATTGGCTATTGCTAGGGATAAAGGACGTATTATTAACATGGATATCACTCAAATACCTAAATCTATGGGTATTGATGTGAATAAATGGATGCATTATTTATCTTCTCTTGGTGTTAATCTTATCAATCCTTATGAGGAAGGGTGGGATATACCTGGACGTGAGGGAGGTAGACCAGCTCAATATCAAGCAATGACAGCTCAGGACTTAGGAATGTCTGCTGTAATTGCTGATTATATTAGACTCTTAGATAAGATTGAAGATATGGCTGGGGAAATCTCTGGTGTATCTAGACAACGTCAAGGAGAGATATCATCTAGTGAATTAGTAGGTAATGTACAACGTGCTACTATTCAATCATCACATATAACAGAACCTCTATTTGAGATCCATAATAATATCATCAAACGACTATATACTTCTTTACTAAATGTATCCAAATTTGCTTGGTCAGAGAATAAGAAGAAGAAGTTACAATTTGTTGTAGATGATTTCTGTAGAAAATTCATTGATTTAAATGATGACTTTCTATACTCTGATTTCGATGTATTTGTAGCAGATTCTAGTAAGGAGAATGCTAATCTTGAAGCACTACGTACTCTTGCACAACCAGCTATTCAGAATGGAGCAACTCTTAGTGATGCTGCTCTAATACTTACTACTGATTCTATTTCTGAAATAAGACGTAAGTTAAAAGATATAGAGGACAAACGTAATCAGATGGAACAGGAACAACAGCAACAACAACAACAAACTCAGATGCAGATGCAGCAAATGCAGATGGAACAACTTACTGAAGATCGTAGGATTAAGGAAGAGGATTCTATTAGAAAAGCAGAGGCATCTATAGAAGTAGCTAGAATAATGGCAGCGTCTAAACAAGAGGTTAGTGAACCAGAAACTATTGGTATAGATACTGAATATGAACAGATGTTAAAGGCGGATCTCGCAAGAGAGAAGAATATGGCTGATGACAGATATAAACAAGCTACTATTGCCGAGACTGTTCGTAAGAATAAGGCACAAGAAGCAATTAAGAAACAAGAAGTAGAAATTAAACGGAAACAAGCCGCTAAAGCGGTTTCAACTAAGAAGTAATGGCTGTAAATGTAAGTGAAAAAATAGGTAGTGATATAAAGAAGGATAAAGTAGAAACTTGGTCTCAAACTACTGAGAAGGATGGCTGGACACAGAGGATATCTGTTGAAAAACTTTATAACCAAGGATATTTAGTGACTATAAATAAGTATGGTCAGGATTCTAAGGGTAAATATCATGATTATTCTAGAAAACTTTATTCGGATACTAATCCATTAGATTCTAATGAATCTGATAATCCAATAGATACATTATTCAAAACCTTATCAACTAAAAAATAATGGAAATAAAGAAACCTAGTTTAAAAGATACTGAGTTAGTTAGAACTAAAAGTACTCCTAGACTTAAACCTGAGATGTATGATGCACTAAATGGACAAGTAGTTATAGAATTAAATACTGTAAGTCTATTCCAATCTATGTATGCGTGTACAGAAGCAAAGGGATTTAGTGGAGCATCTATATTCTTTCAAGATAGGGTTAAGGAAGAACAGATGCATGTAAATAAAGTCTATCAGTATATGTTAGATAAAGGTATGCATCCTATAACACCTATCATACAAGCACCTACATTTGAATATATAGATCTATATGATATTATAGAGTCTTGTAGAGAGTATCAAGTTGGTGTAACTCAATCATATGAGAAGATAGGGGAATTAGCAATATCTTTAGGAGATCATACTACATATAGTTTTATCCAATTTTTCCTAGAAGATCAGATTAAAGAAGAAGCAACTTTTATAACACTTTGTGATCAATATAAGACATTGGCAATAGGTGGTATGACTGGATTAGTATGGATGAAGTTAGATAAACTAATGGGTAATCTAGTTAAAGATTAATAAATAATAATTATAAATAATTTTATGGCAGAAGATATAAAAAGTTCATTCGGTGGATTTGATGCATTAGTTGGAGATTTGTTAAGAGATACAAGTAGTTCTTCTAATAACATGACAGATCCAGATGAAATGAAAAGACAAATGGAATCTCTTGGGGAAACTAAAGATGTGGATTCTGAACCTGCTGGCAAAGGTAAACTTAAGGAGCCTACCGGAGGATTTAGGGATGAACGTACTGATAAAAGTAGAACCCCTCAATTAAAAAATGTTGATCCAGAGTCTTTCAAAAAGGATGTATTGGATGATGAAGAAGAGGTAGAAGAGTCTGATAAGGATGAGTCTGATAAGAGTAAAGAAGATGACAAAAAGAAAAAGGTTGAGAAACAATCATCTGAGGAATCTGAGAGTACTCTTAAAGATAAGGGTAAAGAAGAAGGTGATAATGAAATTGATGTAGAAGAAACTGAACTAGTTGGTGCATTCTCTGAATTATTTGCTGAGGAATTAGGTTGGAAGTTTGAAGAAGGAGAGAAACCTTCTAGTATTAAAGATCTTGTAAAATATATGCAAGAGGTTATTACTGCAAACTCTGAACCAGATTTCGCTAGTGATGAGATTAAAGAACTGGATGAATTTGTTAGAGATGGTGGAAGTGTTAAGGATTTCTATGCCAAAGTATATAAGGCAGAGATTAATATTGACTCCGTTGATTTAACAAAGGTAGATAGTCAGAAGGCAGTAATTAGAGAGAATCTTCGTAATCGAGGTTACTCTGAACAACGTATAGATAAATTAATTTCTCGTTATGAGGAACAAGATGCTTTAGAAGAAGAAGCAACTGATTCTTTAGAAGAAGTTAAGGAATCTAGAGAAAAAACTAAGCAACAGCTATTAGCAAATCAGAAGATTGCGCAGCAGGATGCAGTGGACTCTCAACTAATGTTTGTACAGAACGTAGAGAAAATTATCAAAGATACTGAAAGTATCAGGGGTATTTCTATCCCAGATAAAGAAAAGAAGGCTTTAGTTGAATATATCTTTAGGCCTGGTAAGGATGGGATGACTAATTATCAAAGAGATTACAATAGTAATTTAAAGAATTTAGTCGAGTCAGCCTACTTTACAATGAAAGGGGATACCCTTGTAAACAATATTCAAAAACGTGCTGCTAGTGATGCAGTGAAGAATCTGAAGACAAAGTTGAAGGCCAAGGATAACAGTATAAAGAATACTGGATCTGATATGGATGACAGTCGAGGAAGTATTTCACATCTCTGGGATATTGCTAGCAAAGAATTACAATCTTTTAAATAAAATTATAAATATATAATATGCAAGATAGTATATTAAATAATCTTCAACTTTATCGTACGAAATACTTTTCGGATCTTGTTGATGAAAACATGCTTTCAAATGCCTTAATGACTAAACCTTATGAGGTATCTACAGTATTATCCTATATCTTTGGTAGATATGAGAACAGTTCTATTGACTTTTTAACAAGTGGTTTGGGTAAAACAGTTGTTACTGAGAACCGTCAATATGAATGGCCCGTAATGATTGAAAGTGATAAGGCAATCGTTATTAGACAAGCTAAATGGCAGGGAGCCGCTATTACAGCCGCTTTGACTCCAGGTATTAATGGAACCCCAATTCAATTGTGGTTAGCTGAAAAATGGTTTGGTCCAGGTGCAATCTTAGAAATGGATGATAAAGAATTCCAAGTAATTGTACAAGGAACTCCTTATCAAGATGGTACTGATTGGGTATATACAGTAGTAATGGCCGATGGTCAAGCTGCTTCTTTTATACCACCTTCGTTATTGGTTGCTGGTAGTCAAGTTAGTAGATTAGGTTCTGCTTATCCTGAATATTCAGAAACGGCTGATATCGTTAATTATCAGACTCCTTTCAAATTAAGGAATCATTTGACAACTATGCGTTTGTCCTATGATATTACTGGTAGTGCTGCTGCTTCTGTAATGGTTATAGCAATGCGTGATCCTAAGACTAAGAAAACATCTTACTTATGGTCAGATTATCAAGAATGGGTAGCATTACGTCAATGGTATCAAACTCTTGATAGAGAATTAGTGTATTCTAAGTATAATGCTAATACTGATGGTACAACAGATTTGATGGGTGAAAATGGTCGTCCTATTTATATTGGAGCAGGTTTGTTACAACAGATCTCCCCATCTAATAAGAAAACCTATACTACTCTTACTGCTAATGTACTTGAGGATTTTCTCTTTGACTTATCATATAACATCTTAGGAACTAACGAACGTAAGTTTGTGGCTCTTACAGGTGAAATGGGTATGAAAGAATTAGACCGTGTATTGAAAGCTAAGGCTTCTGCATACAGTCTGATTGATACTCACTTTGTAACTGGTACTGGTCAAGACCTTACTTTAGGTGGACAGTTTACTACGTACAAAATGTTGAATGGTGTGGAACTTACTTTAAAACATTTTCCACTCTATGATAACATTAACTACAATCGTAAATTACACCCTGTATCTGGTAAACCATTAGAATCCTATCGTTTTACATTCTTAGATTTTGGTAACCGTGATGGTGAATCCAATATTACTAAGGTTGTTCGTAAGGGTCGTGAAATGGTTCAGTGGTATACAGGTGGTTCTGTAGCTCCTGGTGCAGGATTTGCTAGTTCAATCAATACTCTTCGTTCTAATGCTAAGGATGGATATAGTGTCCATTTCTTGTCAGAACAAGGAATTATGATTAAAGATCCTACGAGTTCAGGCGAACTTATATGTGATGCCGTATAACAACTGCTTTTTAGTATAAGTCCAATTTAAAAATAATAAATATAAAATAGAGAGATTGTGAGCCTGAAACACGTTAAACAGGTAAAAGTGGAGCCTGTAACCAATCTAATCCCAGAAGAATATCTCTTTAAAGTTTAACTCTTAATATATAAATTAATGGAAGTTATATTACGCCCCTTACGTAAAACAAGTTGGGCCGGCGACATATTCAAATACAAGAATTGTTCAGATCGTATAGGTACTTATTGGACACGTTCCGGTAATTTCTATACTGGATTTGAAGAGATCGAAAATGGAGATTTCAAGAGAAAAGAATTAGAAGAAAAGTTAGGAAAGAATCTAGCTCCATCTTCAGAATTTTGGAATGAGTTTTATATCATTATAGGAAATAAAGATATATTCTTACGTACTGAAGATCCAATGGATGAATTAAAGTACATATTTCTTAAGAATCATAAACGTGTTAAGAATGGATTTTCTGATAGTAAACCTACAGCACATTATGTAATCATTAATAAGGAATCTGAAGCTCAGGAGGCCAATAAGTTTAATCAAATTAAACGTAAGGCAATTAGAGAATTTGATAAACTATCCGCTGTACAGAAACAGAAAGCCTTAAGGTTATATGGACAAAAGTCTGATAATATTAGTGCTGAATTAGTAGAGAATAAGTTATTTGATTTAGTTGAACGTGAACCAGCAAAATTCATATCTTTATGGGTTGATAATGATAAACGTGAGACAGAGTTTATCTTACAGGAAGCTGTTGCTAAGAATGTAATCAGACGTAATAAATCTGAGTATAAATATGGGACAGATACAATTGGACATACCAAGGATGATGCTGTTCAATATTTAGATAGTCCTGAGAATAGAGATCTCAAAGCAATTATAACTGGCGAGGTTAATAGCAAGTAATAAAGACTTACATTGAACGATCTCCTGAAAGATATAGATTTATGTCACTTAATAGAGATAATTCAACCACGGTCTTAAAAATGGCCTTTATGGGCCTCTAAACAATACAAGTACATGACAGTATCCGAAATGCATCAGGCATTTAGATTACAACTTGATAAATCTTCTTCTTTGGTGGGAAACCCTGATTTCCTGCCAGAGGAGATTGACTATTGGCTTAATGAATCACAAGATAGATTTATTAAACAAAGGTTATATGGTAATAACTTTAAACAAGAGAAGTATGATCATACTCAAAAGAGAATTGATGATATTAAGAGTATTGTAGTTGTATCAGGTTCTATAAGTTTGTATGCGTCTGGTTTAGGAAGTAATGTTAAGGAAGGATCATTACCAATTAGTGATGCAACTTCTCCATACTTATTTTATATTAATTCTACTACATCTGATGCAACAAGTAGAGTGTTGCAGGCAGGTAATATAATTAAGTTTGATGATATAAGTGATTATCTTAAAGATCTTATAAATGATCCTTATATACGTAGACCTCTTGTTTCTTTTTATGGAGATAAGATTGTGTTTGTATATGGAGATGAATTTGTGCCAACTGGTTGTGATATTACTTATGTGAAGAGACCTAAGAAACTTGTTAGTGGAACTCCAGGAACATATGAGACCAATACCTGTGAATTATCTAGCCATACTCATCCTGAAATAGTTATCATAGCAGTTGATATGGTAATAGAGAATACAGAGTCTACTAGAGTACAGACTTTTGAACAAATTAACGCATCCAAATCTGAATAGATATGACAGCAAGAGAAATGCAAATATCATTTGTTACTGAACTATCTAATATAGGTAAATCTGTAGAGTCCTCGGAGATGCCCGGATCAGATATTATTTTCTACTTTATTAACAAAGCTGTAGAGAAGTTTGTAAAGACTAGATATAGTGGGATGAACTCTAAAGGAGAGTCGTTTGAACAGACTCAGAAACGTATAGAAGATCTTAGAACTCTTCTATCTGAATCTACTATTTCTACGTCTACTAGTACAATCAAACCTAATTCTTATAAAGCAGATTTACCCAACGATTACTTTATAACTGCTTCTGAAGAAGTAGATATATATTTTGTCAAAGATTCTATCCCAGTAACTGAAAGACAAGGGATTAAAGAAATTAGTTCAGATCGTTATAGACATGAAATAGATAATCCTTTTGGAGGACATATCCTTCACTACGGATTAGCTAGACCTCTTAGATTATATCAAGGAGAGGATGTTCTATTAATATCTGATGGAAACTACACCGTACCAACCTATTATCTCAGATATATCAAATACCCTGCAATTGTTACATTACCATCTACTAATTGTGATCTACCTAATCATACTCACTCCGAAATTATTAAATTAGCAGTAGGTATGTTCTTAGAGAACATTACAGATAAACGGTATGGATCTTACTCCAATGAAATTAATACTATGGAGTAATATTAGAATATACATTGTTTTCGGGTTTAACGTGGAAACGCCACAATAACTTGTGATTAAAAATAGCGGAGTAGGAAGACCCGTACATTAATACAATGTACGCTTCAAACTCAACCGAGCGTGTATATATGTATTAATAATTAAATAATAAAAATAATAAATTATGCTTAATAGAGTAAATAAAGTCTTAATTGGCAAAAGTGTTACTGGTGATGGCACAGTTCTTTATGGTACGTCTCATGATTTTGAGGTAGGCGAAATAGCTATATTAGATAAAAATATGACGTTATTGGCACCAGGTTCCACTATAAATGATACTGATACTATTTATATCGCAGAAATACAGGCAGGAACATATGATGTAGTTGGAGAAACAGGTGTTTCTGTAACAGGTATTAATAAACTTTTAATATCAGATCCTATTATAGGTAATTCTATAAAAAGTTATAGTGGTCGTAGTTATTCTGCTGCTGTAGAACAGGTTGTTACTATTACACCTACATTAACTCCTGTAGTTGGTACAGAATATGTTCTTCGTATAGTGTATACTGATACTCGTGAGAAACCAGGTCAGGTTACGGCTACTTATCGTGTTGTTGCTACTGATGCAACCTTGGCAACATTGCTTGCTGCTTTTGTTGCACAAATTAATAAACACGTACAAAGACGTGTAGTTGCTACTGGTGGATCTACAAATATTGTTTTGACTGGTCGTGTTATGCCTTATGATGCTACTGATTCTGTAGATTCAATTGATGAATACTATCAGGTTAATTTTAAGGTATTCTTGACGTCTGCTAATTGGGGTACTGCTACAACTCCTATCGTTTATACAACTAAACCTTTCCCAGGAAATGGTACTTGGAAAATTGTTAGAGATAAGGAGAAGTTTGCACAATCATATAAAGGTATAACTAATAGAACTTTCTTTCCAGTTATTAAACCTGCTATGAGAACTGTTGTGTCTACTAATTATGATTGCATTGTAATTGAATCTGACTTACCTGTACGTACTGCTGATAATCAGTATATCAAGAGTCAACCTATTACTACTGAATTATATGTAGTTAATGGTGCTGTTCAAACTTCTACAATTCTTTCTATATTGAATCCTTGGATGGCATCAATATCGAATTCATTTGAGGCAATTAGTTTATAATAATAATAATATAGGAGACAAATAAAATGGCAAAATTAAAAACCATTAAATCGACATATGATTTTTCTAAGGCTGGTGGCGCAATTAGTGCGATTACACTTCCTGTGGTTATTCCAACCGGATCTGTTGTAACTAGAGTATTTATTAAAAATGTTACCAATGCAACCAGTGGCGGTTCTGCTACTATTGCAGTAGCATTGGGTGGAGTAGCTGTTAAAGCTGCTACAGCATTTGATAATGCTTCTTTTACGGCTGCTAATATTTTATATAGTTCTGGTGGAGTAACTTCTACTGCTGCTGCCTTAACAGTCACAATTGCTGCCGCTACTTTAACGGCTGGTAAATATGAGTTTATTGTAGAGTATTTTGGTTAAACAATATCGGGGGTTAGGGAAACCTAACTCCCTTTTTAAATATATATAAAGATATGGCATTAATACTAGATCTATCAGTTGTTGAGAGGAATGATAGTAAAATTATAACTTTTAGTGATACATCTACTGGTTGGGCAACCCCACTAGTAACAGATCTTGCAGCAATTGCAACTCAAACTTATTCAATAACAATGGGAATTGTTATTAATAAAACTACTGAGATCTTAGTATGTGATACTATTGATTTGTATGGTAAAGGATTACATACTCCTTTTACTGTACAAGGAGATTTAGTATTTGCACTAGATTCTAGTATGATTGCAGTTAGTGGAGCAGTTTTAGGAACTTCAGAGTCATTATTACCAGATGGAATATGGGATATTACTTATAAAGTACAACATTATTCTGGTGGAGTGTGGTCTACAGTTTCTACTAAAACTATTTCAATATTAGTATATGGACAGGTTAAAACTGCTGTATATGATAAATTAAGATTAGTACCTCGTTGGACAGACTCTGATGCAGGTAAATATAGAGATATAAAAGAGGCAGGTTATTATTATACTTACTTACAATCAATAGAGAAGAGTGCTTTTATAGCACGTAAAGATGAATTAATTCAAATGTTAGAAACCTTACAAAGACTCTTAATTAATGGAAGCAATTATCCTTGGTAATCCTTTTATAGATGATTTAGGTACTGTTACACCAATTATAGTTCCTTCTTATGAAGCAGAAGAAGCCGTAATAGAATTAACTACTGGATATAATCCATATGTTATAGGTGGTGGAAGTACGTCTGATTCATATTGGATTCGAACTGGATCGAATATATTACGTCTTATCTCAACTAGTGATAAAATAGTTGTTGGTGGGACTTCTTTTTTAGGTATAGAATCCTTAAGAGTTATAGGTGGTATTAATATTACTAGATTAACTTTAGGTGGAGAATCTACTTATATAACTAGTATTAAAGATGAAGATACATTAGTATCTAATGACGAACATGCTATTCCTACACAACAGTCTGTCAAGGCATATATAGATAATTTATCTATATCAGGACTACAACCAGGAGATAATATATCTCTTCTTAGTAATAATGTACCTTATATAGTTAATGAAACAGATCCTATTTTCTTGGCATCTGCTGCTCATGCAATTACAGGTACTAATATAACTAATTGGAATACCGCATATGGATGGGGTAATCATGCTTTATCAGGTTATTTGACTACTGAGACAGATCCTATATTTGTTGCATCGACTGCTCATAGTATTATATCAACTGATATTACTCATTGGAATGATGCTTATTCTAAAGAACATGTTCATAATAATTTCTCATTATTACAATCTATTATAGCATCAGGAGATGGTGTGTCTGCCTTATTTAATGATGGTACATATAAGACAGTTCCTACTATAATTGGTGGGAGTGATTCTTATGTACAGTATAATAATGGTGGAGTATTAGGTGGAGATTCAACGTTCTTCTTCAATGATACTACTAAACTATTCTCAGTACAAGATCTAAGTAGTAATACTATTGCTTTAGGTTCTACTGGAGTTACAATGACTGTAGATGGGAGTGATAATTTAGTATTTACAGATAGTATATCAGGATCTAAGACATTGGCATCTTTAATAGGAGGTGCAACTAATTACTGGACTGCGACTACTGGGGGTATATACTACTCTAGTTTTATTAGTAATCATATTAATCCAACTGCTGAACTAGATATTACCGG